CTGGTGCGTACAAGTCCCGTGCCTTGGCTGGATTTGTTTTGATATCCCGCATTGTCATACCTGTAGCTGCTGTCAGGTATCTTGCACCCACACGGTGATAGCCTTCCTCGTTACACAAGATAATGCAGTTGGCACCCTGATGGGCAAAGCCGCCGGGGCTGGCAATCAAGCTGGCGTGGAACGATGTCTTGCCGGTGTTGGGCCGTGCGCCAATCTCAATCAGATGCCCCGCATTCACGCCCTCAACCTTACGTGTGAGGCTAGGGATGTTGAACGTCCACCGTGCCTCAAGATCGTTCCGGGCAAGCAGTGTTTCAATGTCGATGTCATCCCACTCTACACTGAGATTGGGTGTGAAGTCATCTCCATACTGCTCAAGCAGCTTACGCAAAGGCTCAAGAGTGGACTGGTCACCTGTCACATAGTCTACACCAAGATTGGCAATGTCCTCACCCACAACCTGCTGAAACAGCTTCGACAGCACTTCCTGTGCCACGTCACCGCCCATCGGTATTTCTTTCTTGATCTTGTAGAACAGGGAAGAGAAAGCCTCTTTCCTAGCGGGTGTCATTGTAGGATTGTCTGATGTGAACAACGCCTCCACCTCATCGGGTGTGAGGGTGCGTTCATAACGATCCATGGCTGTATCAATAGTCTGCTTGATCTCCCGCACGTCCTTGCTGAACAGGCGATTAGGACATTTAGCCCCACGATGGTCATCGTAGAACTCCTTATTCATTAGGCTTCTAATCAGTGATAATTCCATATAGCTTCTCCATATCTTCGGGGTTACGATACTTCAAGTCTTCATTTAATTTGAGTATCTTTACGTTGTCAACATAGCCACGTAGTTCCTTGGCCATGATAAAACTTTTCTTTAGCGCATCGGGGTCTAACGCTACAACTGCCGTCGAGAACTGTGTGAGAAATCCTTTATGCGATTCTTGCAAAGACGTTCCAAGAAGCGCAACCCCGACAAAGGATGTAGAACCGAAACCAATAACGGCAGCACTCACACAGTCCTCAACAACGATTGCTACACTACCAGAACCAATAACGTATGGCAAGCCACTTTTTCCATATTTTGTCCATTTGGGCAATCTTTTTGTCAGTGACCTGCCGGTGGCATCAACGATAGCACCGCCGTGTCGTACAGGAAATACCACTCTGTCGTCCTTGACATCGTAGTATAATCCTAGTTCGTCAGGGTCAATGTCCCATCTAGCACACCAACGACGAAGATACAGGTTGTCAGTGCGGGGTATCACGTGTCTGGGCATCTCAAACGTATCTTCCACAGTTTTAGGAACACTGAGGAAGCCAGCACGTATGTCATCCGCAGTCAGATGCACCCTCTCACTACCCTTAACGCCACAGGTAAGCCGAAAGCAATTCCACAGCAGGGAACCCATGTTGTTGGTCACGGTAAAGGTACGTTCCCCACAGTTAGGACACTCCAGTCTCTTTGTAACTCCATTGGGTATGTTTAGATCACTAACGTATTTAAACATATTAGTGTTATTATATTTATACATGTTATACACCTTCCTTTGCGGCACTTGTACTGCTTGTAACATGTATTTTTCTCTCCGTCAAGGCATGATTTGCACTTTTCAAAGTATTTTTCATGTATGGCTTCACTGATGCTGGGTTAGCATGTCCTGTAACCGACATTATTTGTGCCATACCGACACCGGCCTCGACCATTTCAGTTGTACCAGTACGCCGCAGGTCAGACAGTCGCAATTCACTTGACATACCCGCATCTTCCATGACCTTACGTGCATGTAACGGTAGTTTTTGCAGTGAATAGGGTCTGTACTCACCCTTGATGGGGTATGGACGGGGTGCCACGTACTTCTGAAAGCCAAAGTCTTCGTGTTGTTGCGTCAACATGTCACATAGATCATCTGAAATGGGCAGGTGTACGTCTGCTTTACGCTTAGATTGCTCCAGTGTCAGCGTCTTGGCATCGAAGTCAATTGCATCCCATGTGAGTAGACGCATGTCACCTAGCCGCTGGCACCACTCGTATGCCATCTGTGCAATCAAACCGATGTTACGGGTGCTAAAATCGCCGTAGGCGGTGTCTAAGAACTTTTGTACATCCTCCCTACCCCAAACAGTCTTACGCCTCTCAGCGGTCCTCCTACGCACGTTAGCGAAAGGATTGAGTGTACACAGTTCCATACGCAGCCCGTGATTAAATACGATGCTGGCAGACGACATGATGTGATTAGCCATATGAATACCCTTCTCACACCATTCGTTGTATGCAACCTTTGCGACACGTGTCTTCATTGTCGTGTAGTCGAGAGTGGACAGAGCCTGTCCGTCCACCTCAGTGTTGAGCATTACGTTGATGAAGTATTCATACTGCTTCTTAGTTTCATCACGTAAGTTCCTGTAATCATAGGACTTGTAGTAGTCAGCTACGAGTTCAGTAAGCTGTGACATTATGCCGCCACCAACTGCTTGAATGGGGCAGAGTCCACCCACTGTGCGACTTCAAGTTCCCGCATGAACATCGACTTGTCTTGTGTGTCGTTGCCAGTGTTGCGCTGCTTGAAGCCATTACGTTCATCTGCATAAGTTGCATAATTAGTGAACGCAGAGTACAGCGACCACAGGTTGCGACCACGTGTGCTGACTTCTTGGTTGTACAAGCTGAACATCTTCTCTGCCTTGCGGTCAGACTGCATGATCTTCTCAAGCATAGCCTTGACATCGACAGTGACTAGGCTGGTGTTAGCCCACCGCTGCATCTGTTCTGTCTGTGCAGTGAAGTCTTGCTGTGACTTCTCCAGTTCAGTGATGAACGTGTCGAGGCTGAAGTTGCTGGTGTTCTTACGCATCACCTTGTCATGCCGCCCACGTATCTGCCCATTGAGACAGAAGAAGTCGATGGCACCGAAGATGGTGACGTTGGAACACGTACCGTTTACACCGTGCAGGGCAATGATACGCTGGGCTACTGTAGTCTCATGCTTGTCGGTGACGATCTTGGCATTTACGTTGGGCAGACGCATGTCCATCATGGCCCAGCCATTCTGGTGTGCATCCCGCCAGCTAATCTCTGCACCCTGCATATCATGTGCAGACAGCTTTTCAGTGGTGGTGTCGATGACATCACGAAAGAAGTCGCCGTGTGACGCACAAGTGAAGCCTTTGCCGACAATACCAATGTATTCGTCGGTGCTGGCGTTGATGACATACTTCTTGTCCTCCACCTTGGTGGGTTCAAAGCGTACATCGAAGTCGAGATTTTCAGGGATATATTCTAGTGGCATGGTAGTTCTCCTTTGTGTTCGTTAACTGATGGTGTGTTATATCACTAGCAAATCATAAAGTCAAGGCAGCTAGGATAAAAAAGATAAATAGTCCTATCATAATGTCCATATGTTCTCCTCATTCCCACCGATAAAATATGTGTTCACCTATTTGTACAACAGGTGTCTTAGTCTCTGCCCACTCAGGCAGAACATAAGTTGCGTGGTAGTGTGTGGCACCCTCAACGAAGTCATCAAGGTTGCCTGTGTGTACACCCTGTGCAATCAACATAGCTTGCTGCCACGCTGTCTGGTCAGGTGTTTTGTCTGACTTGCCGTCGCAGTACCAGCTAAACTGACAGCGATGGCGTACAGGGAAGTCCTGCTTCCATGAGTATGTCGGGCCTTGCTTGACCACATCACATACACTGTCAGGATACCTGTCATCATACACTCTGTTCATCACCACTTGGGCAACCGCAACCTGCCCAATGAAGGGCTGGTCACGTGCCTCGTGGTACACGTTGAGTGCTAGGCACACAAGTGCTTCCGCAAACATCAGTCGTCATCCTCCTCTGCCAGCACCCAATCTGCGTAGTGCATACGATGACCCTCGTCATCCTCTTTGGGTACAAACTTGAGAATGCGGTGCAGGTCACAGTATAGGCTCTCCAACTTGCCCACATCAGACATCCAGATATCCTGACAATCCCAGATAGTCTGCAAGATAGTCTTCAGGTCATTGTGTGCTTTGAGTAAAGCTAGTCTGTCGTCATGTGCAATGTTCATTGTCATCCTCCTAATCACAAGATGTTTGTCGGGATATCACAGCCACCCAACATTGCTGGTCTTCATCGTAGTACGCTGGCCGCACAAGTCTAGTGCCGTATGCAAACGGATGCCAGCCACCAAAGTAATCCTCCACCTTCTGTGCAAGGATGTCATGTTCTTGATGCTTCAATTCAACTGTTACGGTTTTCATCCCATAATCCTTTCTATCATTCCAATGATAACATGATAGGCCATCCAGCCAAAGGAGCCGAACACACAGGCAAACAAAAGCATTTCAATGCCATCATGTGTGAGGTAGTAGTGCGACACCCTGTGCCATAGCTTACTCATGGGTTGGCCTTCCTAAGCAGGATATCACCACAGAACAAGACAGGTTCAGCATACAAGCTATGTCTACCACGTCTACGTATACTTTCGATGTGTTTCTGTGTTGCATCTTCCAAGTCGTACCCTCGCA